CTCTCTTTGGCCCCCAACCCCCGGGGTCAGTACATTAACTAAACCAGGAGGTCAAACCCCATGCCGCGCCCTGATCCGAAGCGGCCCCGCGAGGGCCAGGAGGCCCTTTTCGAGGCTGAGGCTATCAAACAACCCGACTGCGTTCTGCGTGGCCGGCATTCCATGGCCATGGACGCCGCCCTAGACGCTGCCCGCGACAACCAAGTGATTCACCCTATAGATGAAGGCATTGCCACTGTGCTTCGAGCAGGCGCCTGGGCACTCGACACCCTAGAAAAGCAGGATCGCCCCTACGGTCCGGCCAAATTGATTCCGGCCATGACCGAGGCGCTGACTGCGGCGCATATGACGCCCGAGAGCCGGAAGCTGGAAAGTGAGGATTTGGCCAAGCAGCTTTTCGAGGACCTAGCCGCCCTAGAAGCCGATAACGAATAATGCGCACCTGGCTACCAGGAAGAGTAAAGCCACGCTACCTGACGCCGATACCCGAGGGGGCGATTGTTGACCTCAGGGCGGTGAAAAAAGTTGCCGCCTTGATGGGTCGCCGCCCCACGTTCTACCAAGTGGAAATCTTGGAACGGTTGGTTGCTAGGTGGCCTGACGGCACTCCAGTTTTCACCACCATCTTGGTGAGTTTCCCCAGGCAAACCGGCAAAACCACATGCATCATGGATTGGCTCATGTACGTGGCCATGACCAAACCCCATCAAAAACTGTGGTTCACTGCCCAGACCGGTATGGCGGCGAGAGAGCGTTTCCTAGCTGAGCTGGTGGAACCCAGCAAAAAATACCTGGAGCCCCTGGGGATCGTGGACACGAAGTTAGCCGCTGGGGCGACCAGGACGGTGGTGGTGGCCACGGGGTCCCAAATCCGCCCCATGCCCCCGACCAGTCAATATCTGCATGGTGGCCAAGGCGACAAGATCATCGCTGATGAGCAATGGGCTTTCACCCAGAAGCAAGGTAAGGACCTTATGCAAGCGGTGCGCGCTACCCAGCTGACCAGGAACAATAGCCAAATCGTGCAGATTAGCGCCGCGGGTGACGCCGAATCTGACTACTGGCATGCACGCCTCAACAAGGCTATCGCCGAACCATCACCCCGTGTGGCGGTGATTGACTACGGTGTCGGCAACAGCGCCGACCCCACAGAGGTGACTTCCTTCACTATCGAGGACGTTTTGGCTGCTCACCCGGGTGTAGCCGCTGGTCTGTGCACCCGCGAAAAAGTCCTCGAACCCCTGGAGAACGAGGACATGGATTTTAACGAATGGCTCAGAGCTTACGGGAACGTTCGTTCAAAGAACGCTAGGCAGAAGGCCATTGATCTAGACGCCTACCGCGGTATCACCACCACAGTGCCGCTAGACGACGGTCCGGTGACTCTGGGGGTTGGCGTGTCCTGGGACGGGGCGACTACCGCCCTAGCCGCGGTAGGCACCATCAACCAAGGCCGGGGCGTGGGCATTGAGATTATCGACGCACGCCCCGGCCGGCAATGGGTTATCAACACCACCCAGGAGCTGGTGCGCCGCGGTATCGCCAGTGAGGTCTGCGGCGACGCCTACGGACCCACGAAACGCCTTGCCGACCAACTCGCTATCACCCTTCCTGAGCATTGGAAACCCCTATCCACTGACGAGATGATAGCCGCCACAGAGGACTTCCTACAGGCGTTGGATCAGGAAGCCGATACTATGCCTATCCGTGTCCGCCGCTGTGCTGGTGTCGAATACGAACTAGACGTTGCCGAACTGCGCAACGTTGGCGAGAAGGGGCGTATGTTTAGCCGCCGCAACAGCGGCGCTGGCACCGCACGGCTAGAGGCTGGACTAGCCGCTTTAGCCGGCTATCAAATCCCCGAGACTGCTATCCCCGAACCGTTTATCTGGAGCCCCGAATGACCCCAAAGAAAGCCAAAAAACCAGCACGCCGCGAAAGTCAACTTGATTGGTCCGACTACTCCGGTGCCGTCGTGACCTGCCCCCACTGTGATTGGCACGAACAGCACGAAGAACGAACTGCCGCCTGGTATGCGCTCGCCCGCCACCTGAAAGTGGGGCATGGGGATTTTCAGGCGGCGAAGAATGCCGCCCGGAATTTGCAGCGCATACAGCAAAAATCCTCGAAATGACGCCCCCTTAGGCGATACTAACGCCTATGGGATTCCTGCAAAAAATTCGGGACCTGGTGTCGGTCCCAGCCCTAGTAAGTGGCACGCTAGAGGTGCCCTATGCTAGCGCCTGGGCTGATCCTAACCACCTGATTACCGTTGGCACGCCCGACTTCATGCCCGATGTGACCACCCGTGACGTGGCCATGAACGTTCCAGCAATCAGCAGGGCACGCCGCATTATCGTCAGCAGCATTGCTAGGTGCCCCATCGTTGTGCACGACGCCGACGGACCACTACCTACACAGCCCGATTGGGTTTCCCGAACCGATGGGCCAGTCTCCCCGTATCACCGCATGATCTGGACTGTGGATGACCTGCTGTTTTATGGTTGGTCGCTGTGGGCTGTAGCCCGTGATAGCAGTGGAAAGGTGATTGCCGCCGATCACGTGGATTATCGCTATTGGCATTTTGACGAACAAGGCCGGGTGTTCTTTGATGGTGCCATTGTCGATTCGGATAGTGTAATCCTAATCCCCGGTGCCGATACGGGTATTCTCCGCTATCCGGCGGCTATCCGGCATGCCGCCCAGATCAACGCCGCCGCCGCCTCCGCCGCCGCCAACCCCGTTGCGCACACGGAACTGCACCAAACGGGTGGTGAGCCCATCACTGACCCGGTGAAAATCGAGCGGCTAATAGAGGCATGGAACCGTGGCCGGAACCGGCCGGGGGGAAGCGTTGGCTTCACAAATTCCAGCATCGAGGCGAAAAGCCATGGGAGCTTTGAGGCTCACTTGCTGGTGGAAGGCCGGAATGCTGCGGCGATTGATATTGCCCGCGTTTGTGGTATCCCCGCTATCCTGCTGGACGCCTCCCTAGCCGACTCCAGCGTTCGTTACTCCAACATGGACGCACGCAATGTTGAATTGGTGGACTATTGCTTAGCATCGTTCATGGCGCCGATAGCCGCCCGCCTAGGCATGGATGACATGGTTTCAGCTGGTCAGAGTGTAGAGTTTGACCTTGACCACCTGACTCGACTCGATCCTAACAGCATCGCCCCGCCCGACGACGCTCACCGCCCACGCACTGTCCCTATCACTAACGAACTAACTCAGTTGATTGACTAAAGACCATGGATTTTCAAACGCTAGAACCCGATCTGTACCAGTTGATGAACAAGCACTACACGCCCGGCCGACCAGGCCCCATCAAATACATTGTGGTGCACCATAACGCAGGCGTGAACTTGAGTACCGCCGATTGCTGGCGGATTTGGCAAGACCGTGAAGCTAGCGCCCACTATCAGGTGGAGACAGACGGAACGATTGGGCAACTGGTCAACGACTGGGATACCGCTTGGCACGCTGGAGACGCCGCCGCGAACAGCTGGTCAATCGGTATCGAGCATGCTAACACCGGTGGCGCCGCCGAAGATTGGCCTATCAGTCAGGAAACTATCACCGCAGGCGCCCACCTGGTTGCCGCCCTATGCCACGCCTACGACCTGGGAAAACCCGCCTGGTTTAATAACGTTTTCCCACATTCGCATTTCTACAGCACCAGTTGCCCGCACCAGTTGGCTGGTGCCTACCGTGACCAATACATGAGTCTTGCGGAAGAGTTTTACTTCAGCATGCAAGCAGACCCAACACCACAAGCAGGGAAAATGACGAATTTCACTGAAGCCGACCGGCAACTATTACGAGAAAACAACGAACTCTTACGGGTAATCCGAGACCAATTGACCGGCCCTGGTAGTGGCTACCCGGGGTGGCCACATACCGGTGGCCGGACCTTGGTTGATACGGTTGCCGCCCTAGGCGCCGCACAGGGTATTGATGGTTGCCGCGATACCAAGAAAGCCAAGTGATATGAGTCTTCTTGATGTAGCGACTGGCTTCGGCTTAGGGATTAGCATCATGCTGACTCATCAGATAATTTTTATAATTCGGCTCCGCCTTGAGCTACGCAAGCGCGCCATGGAGTTGCCGCATGCCTGAGCGCCCACCAACCCAAATCCGCTACCCGTGGCGCTCCGTGCTCCGTAGCGTTGCCGTGGCTACTGTCGCGTTGTTGCCAGTGCTACCGGAAATAGCCAAGGTGGCGGGTGTAGAGACCGTGCCCCTGGTGGCGTCCACCCTGGGGATCGTGGCAGTTTTGCAGCGGATAATCACAATCCCTGAGGTTGACAGGTGGCTGACTACCACGCTGAACGCTGGGGCTAGGAAACGCCAAGAAGAAGGAGAAGACGTAAATGCCAAGTGATCTAGAAACAGTGAAAGGTGACGCCGCCGCCGCCACTGTCGTCTGTAATGAAGCCGAACGCATCATCGAGGGAATGGCGTTGCCATGGGGCGAGAACGGCCAAACCGCCACCGGCACGTTCACTTTCCCCCGGGGAAGTCTTCGCCTTCCCTCCGAACTCAGCAGCGTCAAACTGCTAGCCGAACATTCACGCCCTGACCAGCAACCCAAGGCAATTGGGTATGCGATTGCTGCTGAGGACACCCCGGCCGGCTTGGTTATGCGATTCCAGCTAGGCACCTCCGCCGCCGCACCGGACGCCCTCGCCGCCGCCGCGCTTGAGGCGCAGCGCGTGCGCGGGCAGGTCGAGGTCGTCGTGGACGACGAGGATTTCTTCCGGAGCGAGGTCGTAGAATTTGGCGAGCGCGCTTACTGCACGACCGCTGGCGTTCATGAAGGTCAGCGGTTTGAGTAGATGTACGGGCTGATAAGCGAGGGCGATTTTGCCGTACTCGCCCTGAAATTTTTTGTCTTCGGCCAGCCGCCCGCCTTCGACGGTGTCGGGGGGGGCTGGGGCTGGGC